AGCCCAGGCGTTCACCCAAGAGAGCACAACAAAGGACAGAGGCGTGCCCATCGGACTCCCTCGCCGGAACGACCCTTCACCGATCTTGTCGCCAAGGTCAGTGAAGCTCCAGGTCGCTCCGTCTCGCAATCCAAGACTCCTGAGAGCCATGGTTTCATCCGCAGGGCGGATGAGACCACGACTAACAAGAGCCTCGACGACTACCTTAACGCAAGCATGGGAAAGCCCGTCCGTGGCCTTGGACAAGTCCAAGGACGCGAACCTTTCGCCATGTTTGTGCTGAAGACCGTTGGGAATCTCAAGGGACCCGTCCTCGATACGCCAGTGGTTGGGAGCCAACCAGCGCAACGAGGAGCGGGTCCACGATCCTTCTACAAAGGTCAAGCAATCGGGGACACCGATCACCCGAACTTTGTATCCGGATTGTCTGAGCGCGTGTGCCTTCATGCCAAAGGGTTTCCCCTGAGACCTGAGGTACAACACACCCGCGCAGCGATAAGATTCCCTAAGGTCTTCGGACACCCCTTGGCATGGCCTGAGGATCACTCGAGCCTTCTGCAGGCAGAAGGCACCGAGCGAGTCACCAGCCCATGGGTGGTACTTGGCCTGGGTTTCACCCCGGGCCTCGCACCCCTGTCCAAGATGTTCAAGGTAGCCGTCGACGCCGCCTCGGGTGGCAGGCCACTCGAGACAGCTGGAAAGCGAGGAGGGAAGCCTTCTTGGAGCCCGGACCTTACCATTGCCGCTTACGCCAGGCGTGAGAGCAACAAAGGAACGGAGAGACTCCAGGGAGGCAGCCGATGTGGGATAATCGGAGGTCGCCATCACCTTCGCGCTCTGGAGAGCACAAACCGTAGCCCCTTGAGGGGGCTCCGGGAGTGCCCGAGCGAGACGGGTGAAGGCGAAAGCGTTCTCGGGCTCGCGCACTGCCAGGTAAGTCAACGCATCGACCACATCCTTCCGGATGCGGCACGAGGAGTTGACGAACCTCTTGGAGTGCAGGGCGTGTCCGCGAACGTTGTGGCACAGCGCCTTCAACTCTTGCACGACGAATGCCAGGCCACGGCCTGGCATCGTTGCCACTACCCAAGAGTGAAGGTGCCACGCCACCCTTCGATCATCCCAGCCAGACAGGACAAGACCGCTCCAGCAAGTTGTCCAGACTTGTTGGAGTGGAGACATTTCGCCTCCGTGATGCCGGTGCGCACGGGCCTCTTTCGAGGGGCGTGTGCGACCGTTACGCGGTTGGCTCT